TTATTGAGATCATACCCATGACTCATTAGGGAAATGGGATTATCGGGAGCTCCTATAACCTCCACAACATTACCCACACCACTTTCAGGAGTCATCTTTTTCTCTTCAGGCATTACTTAGCCTCCATAAGTTATAACGAATGATAAGACCCAATTTCTCTAACCAAGAAATCTTGGGGGCTCCATGCATCCTTCCACTACCACATTTTCTACATTGGCCCTTTGTACGCACCTCAAAATCCCCCATAAGGGTATCGCAGTAGAAGCAACGGTAGATTTCAATTTCCTGATGCATGAAACCCCCTTATTAGTCTACATACACCTTATATGAGCAGCAATCGCAGCAGAAGCCGTGTTAGTCAAAGCTACTCCCAGACTCTCAGTAGCCTCACAGTCTGCATCATCTTCTACCATACCATCCGTAGTATGAGTACTGAGCTGCTGACCAGCAGTGATACCAGCGGCAGCAGACACAGCAGCATGATATCCATAAGTCTGACACATCCCAAAGTCCATAGGAGCAATCCCATTTGCCCCTGCATGGATGACACCAGCTATCAACGTGCTAGAGCCTCCAGTTGTAGTAATCACACTACATCCAACATGAGTAGGAGATGATGTCTCCCAGATTACCGCATACCCATGCACTAGAGTAGCAGTAGCATGATCATTGTGGACAATGGCAAAGATCTTGTCCGGATCAGTTCTTTTAATTCCAGGAATAAGCATTCTCTATTGCCTCCGTGGTTACCACCAGCCCCAGAGCTACCCGAGGTTCATTGAGGTTTAGGTCCAGCCGTCGATGACTCCCTGACGAGCCGAGTTGCTCAGAAGGAAGTTGCCCATAAGCAGAATCTGGGAAACCCGAGCATCCTGGTTCTCAGGACGGATAAACGGTGTAGTAATGAGATCAGTCTCAGCATCCACAACGAATTCGAGATAGTTTGAATTCAGGAAATACATGACGTCAGATTCACAGTTCTCATCAAACCCAATTACCGCACCCTTGAATCGAAGATTCTCAAAGCCAGCATCGGCAGTACGAGTATCAACAAATCGCTGACCAGCCTGGAGCAAACCTTCATACTCCTCGAACCAGGTCTGATAAGTCATAATGAAATCAGGATGCTCATTACCACGAGAACAGTTATTATACATTGTTCTCATCTTGGCAAGATTATCACCATCAAAATCTCCAGCAGTCAGAGTTACCTGATTTCTCCACCAGGCATTCAGGGGATCCGAACGATCAATACCCCCGAAAGTTCCCTGAGATGTACCAGTAAGGTTCTCAACTAGGAGCTGAAGTCCGAACAGATCCTTAGAGTCATTACCAGTACCATCACCAAAGAGCTGAATATTCAACTCATCTCTCATAGTGATCTCAGCCTGAGTAACCTTGGACTGAAGTAGGTTAATCAACTGAGCTTCCCCAGAGTTCTGCCTCTCTTCCAACCGAGAGATAGAAACAGCACCTGCAAGCTGCTTCCAGGGAAAGTTCACAGAAGTCAAACCCTCCTGCGGGGTTGTATCCAGCACTTCATACCCACTGTAGGACCTTACAGTAGTATTCTTACCGTACATCAGCGGAACAGTGATAGATTCCCCACCATTTCTGGTAGTTTTCCTATCACCAGTTGTGAGCCACCAAAAGAGCAAAAAAGCCTTGCTCAGGTTGTCCACAAACTGTTTACGGTAATTCTGCAAAGTCGTGGATAGAAGAGCATCATAATTCGGATTGCCGGCAGCCACTTAATTATCCTCCCTTGTGCTGCTCCTTGGCTTGTTTATAAGCCTCCATTATAGACTTTGCTGGTTTTTGAGGCTTATCTCCACCAGTAGAAGCAGTACCTGGTTTACCTACATTAGCTCCCTTTTTGTCCCTCAACTTCTGGGCAGCACCCTTTCTGCCTAGCGAAATGGCATCCCCATGAGTAACTATCTTGAATGCCTTCTCATAAGTAAGCCCGGGATTATTTTCGAGCTCCTCTTGAAGATCCGCTTTATATATCTCCCAATCAGGGTGAGCATCTGTAAATGATTTAAACTCCGTAGCCAACTCCTTTTCTGCATCCCTCTTCTGGCTAGGAGCTAGGGCCTTTGCAATCTCATCTCGCATCATAGCCCTCATCGTATCCGTATCGCCATCATCTCCCGAATCATCATCCTTTCCAGATCTGCCCATATACTGCTGGAAGGTTTCACCCCTTTGCCTAGCAGCCATGTACTGCTGGAAATCAGGATCTCTTGACAACTCTTGGAACGCCCTGGCCCCTTTCTCATTGGCGGAAAGCCGCTGCATCTTACGAGTAAAGGAACCCTGCATACGCTTCCAAACTGGCTTAAGATCCTCCGGAAGTTCATTCGGGTTGAAGAATTGGGAGCTATCATCTCCACCGGCGTCTTGATCTGAATTCTCTTTATCATCTTGACTAGAAGACTCATCAGAATCCTGAGAGGTATCGTCGGCATCGCCGGCGTCTACATCAGTATCCGGGTCTTTTCCGTCTACCATTATCCTGCCTCCTGAGCCCCAGATTTTCTGAGTAGCTCTCGGTAACTAGACTTAGTCGAAACAAATGTTGGTTCAGGACTAAGATGTTCAATCAGCCGACCATCACTATGAGCCTTGTGTGGCCAATGTACAGATGAACGGAGCCTAGCCCTATCGGAAACTTTTACTAATACCCCACTTACAAACACATACTTACCCGTCTTACCTGGCAAGAGATCCACCCCCTCTACCCCCAGGTACCCTAGTACCAGGCCCCACTGATCCTATTCCCCTAGCTAGGCCCCCAAAGTTTGGAACTGCAGCATTGGGTCCTTTCTGGGTACCCCCAGGCTTTCCCCCACTACCCTCACTCTGAATGGGCCTACCTTGAGGATCAACCAAGCCTTCAGCTTGAGCTTGAGCCTGTACTTCAAATGCCTTCTTATACATCTCAGCAATCTCTTGTTGTAGCCAAGTCTCAGGATCTGGCACATCAAACTTCCGAAGAAGTTCAAGTCTAGGTTTGATAGGATCAAAGATGGGATCCATAGACACCATCTGATATAGCTCCATAAACTGCTGCTTAGCTACATCTCTATTTTCTGGAGTAGTTGATCCAAATCTAATATCATAAAGAAGCTCCCTCTTAATAGAATCATCATCATCTAATGGTATCCAGAATATCTGTTTATCTCCCATAATCTCTCCAACCTGTTCTTGGTCGGTAAACTTTTGAGACATCATAGCTATATTCTTAATAATCTTCAAAGCAAAGCTACTCACTATATCTATTCGTTCATCAGTCCTAAATCGAGATTGAGATTCTACAATCGCTGCTTCAGTAGCAGTCTTTGCTCCTTGCTGTACTGAACCCCTCTGGAAGTCTGTAATACCAGAGATATTAGTAATATCATCTCGTACTCTAGCTTCCACAGCATAAACATCATTAGACAGTCCAGCATCTTGAACTGGAACTAGAGCATCCCTAGCTGATTCACCAGTAGTTTCGGCAATCGTACCATCTTCACCAGATCTCAAGTTCTCCATATCATCTTCACTAAAGTCTCCTTCTTTAACCACATATCTACGGTTGAATCTCTTCCGATGTCTATTCATCTGAGTTCTTAATGAATTCAATTCTTGTTGCTGAGCAACCCACGGACTGATATCATCTTGGGGATAGAACTCATCTGGAACTTCATTGAATCTCAACATTGAATAAGGATGACGGGAATCTAAGAACCCATAAGGATTTTCCTTAGTCTCCAAAGCCTCATTAAAATCCTCGGCTATTGTATAGACCATATTTGTACGAGAATCCCAAATCTCATATAGAGTAACGAATTCCATATCAGGATCATTCCCTTCTGACCCGATATGAGACTGAGAACCCTCTTGGCCCCTAGCTTCAAGTAATTCTCTCACTGAAGTATTGGCCACCAACTTATCTGTATTCTTGTAATTAGGATTAGCTTTCACATCTATTACTGGCCGTATGATTCTTTCAGTAATCCAAGCTAATTCATCAAATCTCTTGGAGAAAGCAGGAACAAACATATCGAAGGGAGATGTCCTTTTAGTCCATGGTGATTCATCAAGAATCCTTTCATTAGGCTCAATGGCAAAGTCTTCGGCAGCTTGTTTTTCAGGATCTACCTTACTACCAAAGCCCATACTCTTAATAAACCTAGAGATAGTAGTTTCCTTGGCAGCTTGGTCATCTCCCATCATTATGATATCTGTTTGATAACCAGTCTTATTCCAACCATGACCGAATAGCATAGCATCGAGAATACCTAGTTTAACTTCTTCTTTAACCCCTAATTCCTTAACTAGGTATCTTATATACTCCTTCATAGTTTCAGCATGCTGACGATATCGGTCTCTACGAGAATCTACAAGAACATCTGGATTACGGCTATAAATAGCTGGAATAATTACCTTCACTGTTGGGAAGACCATATTGACTGCTATCTGATCTTGGCCTTCTTCAGCAACTTGAAAGAAAAAGCCTTGGAGCCATTGGATATTACGCTTCCAACAGTCCTCTTTCTGCTTTCTCCATTCCTTGGAGGCATTGATTCTTTCCTGCCAAGTTTGTACTTCTCTATCTGTAAGCAGATCAGCCATGGCTCCCACTCATTACGTTGTAAGTACCAAGCCCCTTCTTTTTCTTCTTTCTAGCTCTATCCCTTATTTCTTTGAAAGACCCCTTTGGCATCTTCTTCTTGATAGTAGTAACTGTTGGTCTCTTGATAAGCTGATTCACATAAGCCATTGCATCAATGATATCATCATACTTAGTCTTGGGGAATCGGGTCAATTCATCCATAGCAATTGCCCAGTTCCCTTTTAGTGTATCATATTTCTCACCAGGAATAAGAAACAAACCAGCTTTCCAATAGGGGACCATACTTCTGATCCTCATTGGTTTGCCCTTATTACTCTCAGGCCTTACTTCCTTAATAGGAAGCTTAAGACCCCTTTCACTAGCCAGGTGATTCAAATAGTGCATATATGTCTTTTGAAACGCTACAGTCTCAAACCCTATGCGATATGGACGCCATCTGAAATAAGCTTCAATGAGTTGATCTAATGTATCATACTCATCCCACCTACCACGTCTTATTTCCCTGAAGTAACATCTCCAATCTCTGGTAACTGAGACTGTCACTATAGCGCAATAGTCTTGCCCCATCTCATCACGCATTGGGTCAATAACTGTAAAGTTCCTATGAGCCCTAGGAAAAACCTCCTTCGGGTCATAGTATGTAATCCAACTTCTCTTAAAGACTGCATTCTCATCATCAACTGGCTCATTCTGATACTGACATGAAAAGATATATGGGCCCTGATCTATTCTCTGATCAAGCAAGAACTCAGCTGAAAGTCTCTCAGGCCAAAGCAAATCTTTCTCATCCATATCTAAAGATAGCTTAACACCACTTGTATGAGATCGCTCCTTTAGAACATGGAATCTTTGATGAAGTCCTTCTTCCTCTCTTACTCTTTCTTGCTCTATCAACCAACCGAACAGATCATCATAATGCCATCGAGTTCCGATTACAATCAGCTTCCCACCTGGATCCAATAGTGATAGAACAAGCTTATACCATGTTTTAACCTTCTCTATCTGCTCTCTCGATGTAATGTTTTTTGTCGAATGAGGATCATCAATAATGATGAAATCATAGTGAAGTCCAACTTTAGTAACATCAATTCCTGCGCAGGATAAAGATGGCTCCTTACGCTTCAGTGTTCGAGTCTTTAGAATGATCTCAGCTTCGGTCCATTTAGTTCCTACGAGATCACCATATAGATTCCGGAACTCTTCATTAGATTCTAAATGACCCTTAACCTCAGATACAAACTTCTTAGCTGTATTGAACTCCTCTGAGCAAATCAAACCCCGGGTATTGGGGTTCCTAAC